GTTTAAAGTAGGAAGGTTCTCCGCAGTCAGAACAGACTTGAGGTTCTTCTCTGTTACTGAACGAAACTATATTGTCAGTAATGTGGTTATTTTTACATTCGTATTCAAATATTGGCATAACTAATCCGTAATTAATTCAGAATAGCCCTCTCATCTAGACAAGGGCTACGTTTAACTAACTACCGTTTAAGTAGATGGAACTGCAAACGCAATACCAGCATCATCACGAAGCTCAGCAACACCATAAATAGTGTCAGCAGTAAACAAGTCACCTAAGTATTCTTGTTTATATTGAGTTTGTGAACGTACGCCTACTTGCTCAGCAAGAACTAAAGCGTCCTTGTGAAGTAACAGACCGATTCTTGAAACAGCTGAATCAGTTGAAGTTACAGTAGGGCAGTTAGATGTAACAAACACATCTACACCGTAGATTTGACCAATCTTACCAGTCTTAATAGCGTCACCATTACCAACGAACTGTTGCTCAGTGAAACGGTTAATAGCTAATAAGTCATTAGAAGCGATTGGAGGAAGCACTAAACAACGCTGGTCCATCGGAACATCAGCATTATCCAAAGTAAGAATCATCTTACGGATACCAGCATCAGTAATATCTGATGAGTTCGAAGTAGCACCATTGTATGCGGTAGTACCATCACCAGCGATTACAGCTGTTTCCCATAGAGCAGCGCCTGAACCACCTACTGTACCACTTTGAAAACCTTCAGCTAATGCGAATAAGTCATCGTCAACTTGGTTAGCAAGAGCATAACCAGCGTCATCCGTATAGAACTTACGCATTGAAGAAAGAGATTGAACCTCTGCAATATCTTCAATTAACTTTGAGTATTCATAATGCTTGTCAATGCTTACATTAACAACACTTGCTGTATCAGCAATCAATGTTACCTGACTATTCGCTGTTTTAGCAGAAGCTGAACCACGAGCAGGTTTAGGGATATGAATAGTGTCGCCTTTCTTACCTTTATGCGACATCTTTGTAACTAAGTTAGCTAAAACTAAGTTTTGTTTATATGAGCCAATAACTTCATCCGACCAGAGTTCAGGGATGAAATTAGCTGACGTTGTGACTGTACTATGATTTGTACCTAAAGCCATTTTATTTCTCCTTATTGAGTTTTATTTAACACGACCCTCTTGGTATGCTTGAGTTATCTCATCTGATAAATCAGCATACCTATTAGGGTCGCTTACTTGTAGCTGAATTAAATCAGACCTACGATATATCTTCTTACCACCAACTGAATCTCCTGAAGAGCGAGTCTCTGAACTGGTTTGTCGCATTGCCTTCTGACGTTTGACTTTCTCTGCTTTATTTACTTCTTGTGTCTTGCCAATCATTGATATTTGTTTCCAAGTACCTAGCAATTCATTTGCAGCATTAAAATCATAATCAGCATCAGCTCTACGGAACAGCTCGGTACGAATACCACTCTCTCCCACCCACTTTTGAAAGTCATTATCACCAACAATATCCATAAAATCAGGATGTGTTGCTTCTAACTGCGATAAGTTAGCATTTTGTGCCGACTTAGCGTTACCTTCTCTAGCCTTGATAATCTCTGGATGATTTTCTATCGCTGAATTTACTGCCTTAGCAGGGTCATCGTAAAAACTATCCTCGAAACTAACAGCATCTTCTGTTGGTTCAGTAGCTTGACTTGCTTGTGATTGTTCCATCAACTGTTGAATCAACTGTCTTTGTTGTCCAACCTCTTGACCTTGCTTACCTAACACCTTCTCAGCGTTTTGGTGCATCCCAATCACATCCTCTAATGTCTTTCCAGCATACTTCTCAGGTGGTGAATATTCTGGTTCTGCTTGTACTTCTTGCTGAACCTCTTGTTCTACCACAGGAGCTTCTGTTACCTGTTCCGCACTTTCGGGTGCTACATCTACTACTATACTCATTTCCTTGGTCTCCGCCCCTTAGGGTTATGAAGTTATTTTATGATGGGTCTAGTTATCTAGGTTATCCATCGCTATTTTAGTTGCAGATTCTAAGCTTAATAATAAACCTAGTTGCTGTAACTGACCTTTAGCGTGCCAAAGGTCTTTTTCACTGTTCATAGTGTCAACGTCTCGTACACTACTTTCAATAATCTTTAATTCTTCTACAAGGTCTATCCAACCTTCTGTCTCGAATAATTCTAATCTACCTTTTAAGAAGTCCTCGTCTGTCTTCATTGATAAGTAGTATTAATATTAACTTTAGATGAAGCTTCTCTCGCTTTAGCCATATTTAATATAGTCTCAGACTTAAGATGTTCTACTTCTGGTACATTTCTAGCAGTCTCAGAGTTCTTATTAATAATATCTGCCTTAGTTTTCTCTAACGACATCATATCTTTCTGTAATTTAAGAGCTTTCTCTTGATATTTAAGTTCATCTGGAGCTTTCTCTTGTGCCTCAGCATACCACTTAGTAGCTTTAGCTCTTTCTTCCTCAGCCTCAGCTTGAGTCTTAGCAATATCTGCTTGAGCTTGTTGCATCTGTAGTTGATGATGATACTCTTGCATCTGTTGTTGCTCAGGATTAGGTTGATTACCTTGCATAAGTTGCTGAACAATCTGGTCTCTATTATGTATTGATGAGTTTTGCATCATAGATAATAGAATCACATTGAAAGCAGGTGAATCTTTAGGAATGGCTTGTAGCATCTGTACCATTTGAGTCATCTCTAACTCTTTAGCCATAATACCCATAGTTGAATATGGTACAAACTTGTAATCTGATACAGGATACCTATCAACATCAAACTGAATCTTACGCCACATTGATTTATTAATCATTGGAATAAGGAATGTGTTTTGGAAATTCATTAAAGTACGCTTCTGACGCTTAATTGACGCAGACTGTGCCATAGACATACCAGAAGAGGTAGCCCTATCAGCATTTCCTACATCAGCAGAGCCAGTACCCATCTGAATCATGTTTTGAAGTGAGGCAACCTGAGTAAACGTGCTTTGGTCTGTGGTTCCCATATCTAAAGGCATAATAGCCTCACGTGGATTACCATTAGTTAGTATAGTTTTACCAGGTCTAACCTCAAACTTAACACCACGGGGCAATCTAGTTGCATCTGCTGCCATCATGGGTGTAGTTGTTAATGCTAACGAGTCAATCCTTGCTCTCATTTCAGCATCTAATGCTTTTTGTGGGTTGTATCCTTTCTCACAGACACCTCTACCCCAGAATTTATTAGGAACAATGTCATGTTGATAACTAATGAATGGTCTATCAATCATCATAAAGGCATTTTCCTCTGCCCTTAGGATATATTCATCATTAACTAAGGTAACAACAGCTTCTACAAGCTCATCCTTCTTAGTGTATTCAAAATCATCCTTATCTGTCTTAGCTTTTAAGAACCTTTTAGGAACTAAGCCCCAGTATTCCGTAATCTTAACTGAATCTGACTCATCTGCCATTTTAGTTTCAGGGTCGAAGCCGAAACGGATAGTATCATAGTCTCCATCTAAAGGAACATCACGATAAATACCAGACTTAATACCTTCAATAATATGGTATCTAGGTTTGATAACCTCATGTGCAACACCCAGTGCTTCGTTAATAGAATTAGCAGAAGGGTCAATTAAAAACTCTTTAGGAGAGATAGGTTCTAGTTTAACATCAATAGAAGGTCTTTCAGTTAGTTGCCTAGTGGTAGTCATAGTACCTTCGACAGGTTGTTCTACAGGACTACGTTCAATATTCTGCTCAATTACAATCTTACCGATACCAGTACCATAAATAGCACCATTTAAGAATATCTCACATACAGCGTCTTTAACACCAGTCTTTTCTAGGTCTTCTTGTAGTAAGTTACGGACATATTCAGCATCAGTCTTATCTTGGTCTAACATATCGTCTTGAATGTCGAACCACTTGCCACGACCAAAGGTTGCTTCTTCTAATTCTGCAACTGATGACTCTACTGCCTGTTGTAGGGCAGGTGATATAATTCTTGATTTCTCGGATGTTCTAAGTCGGTCGGATTGTAACCAAATACCACGCCATAATCGGTAGTATTCATCCCATTGGGTAACATAGTTAACATCTCTATGTGTTCTCCACCCTTCTAACCTATAAGTAAGCCATGAAGCGAGAGCTTGATATTGATTTTCCTTACCTTCAAACATAAACTATTGATTTCTATAGGAATTTAGGCACAATATATCATAAAGTAAATAGAAATATCAACTAATTTCATTAATAACCTGAAATAACATCCTCAGGTTCCCATTCTTCTTCCAGTTGAATTGAGTGTGCGAAGTCTGCAATACTTACTTGGTCTATATAGGACAAGGCATCTAGCAAATCATCATGTGATAAACGTGAAGGGAAGTCAAGCATCTGTGAAATGAAGAATCTCCAGTCTTTATCCTCATTAAATGTGATTTGTTGGTGTTCCATTCGACCTTGAAGGGACCAAGTTATCCTTTCAGACTTCTTTTTACCCCCGTGGCGTAGCTCATCTATATGTATAAACCGATTAGTGGTCCGCATCTCATCTTCTAGGTAAGGAAGTATAGCGTTCTTAAGAGAACCAGTCTCAATACCCACAGTAGTAGACTCATTAACAGCCGCAGCCTTTAATATCTTACTAGCGGTCTCTTTAATAGACCACCTTCCGTGCATAATGTCTTTAACCCACCACTTATCTCTGTTTACCTTAACAATAGCAATAGCAGTCTCGTCTAACTTAGAAGACTTAAGTCCCCTTTCCTTCTCAGAAGCCTCAAAGCCAGCTGGGTCCACAGCTATTACATAGTTACCTTCATCAGGTTCAGTTCCCTGTAAGAACCATTCTTCTTTAAAGATACCACCAGAGAAGGTTTCAAACGATGCCTCGAACTCTTGTCTAAAAGCCATAGAAGACATCGTATTTCTTGCAGACTCTATCTCATCTTCAGGTATATAGGGGTTATCAGTAGAGTTAAATGAGAAGGCTTCCCAGTCTTCATCTTCCTTAGCATCTATATATAGGTCATAGAAGTGATTCTTACCAGCAGGTGTACCAATAAACATAGCACCACCTCTTACGTCAGCAAGTGTAGGTCTAATAATCATCTCCCACACATCAGGTCGCATAGAAGCATACTCATCCATAACGACATAAGCAAGACCAACACCACGAAGGGTATCAGGTCTATCAGAACCTTTTAAGTAGATTCTTCTACCATTTGTTAGTGTTATTCTAGCAGTATTCTCATACGTGTCTTGAATAAGGTCTCCCCCGAGTTCCTTAAGCATATTCCACATAATGTCTTTAGATTGTTGGAAGGTAGGACCGATATAGAAGACATCCTTAGAGTCAGACTCTAATGCCTTAAGAAGTAGAATCCAAGCAGCTAAACGACTCTTACCGAATCTTCTGCCTGCGGCAATGACCTTAAATCTAGCCTTTGATTGGAATATCTCTAACTGAGCTGGATGTAACTCAACATTAAGAGTCCCCATCTAAGACCTCAGGAGAGGATTCATCCTCGACTATTGTAGCTATAACCTCATCATCACCTTTAGTCTTTAATCTCTTAGGTTTATTAACCTTAGCCATCTCTTCTATCTGTTCAGTCGTGCCAACATTAATAGTCAACCCACCTTCACTCTTAGTATGTTTAATCTCAATAGCTTTCTGAGCAGGGACAATCCTATCCATACACATCTTTAAACAATGAACATCACCTTTAAGAGCCTTAGCAATGACCACCTCAACAATCTCTTCACCTCTAGAGCTTAAGAGTTCTCTAGCGAGCTGAGTGTATTTATTAACAGAACCTTTAGGTCTTCCATTAGGGTTAGGGATTTGACCTTTCTTAAAAAGGTGAGGCATAGTCTTTCTTTTATCAACCATTTAGTTATCCTTATATAGGGCTAAAGTTTAAACATCAATCGAACCACCTAAGTATCTTAAGTAGCTCTTCTTAAGTTACTTAAGTAACTTAAGCCGTAGGCTGGCTCAGAGGTGAAGACCGCTAGGTCTTTAACTCGGAGTCATAGAACTTAAGTTCTACTCGGATTTAGGTGTCTCTGTCTTGGATTTCGGTGTAGTGGACTACTTAGAAGACCTTTGATAAACATAAAGGTTTATAAAGGATAATCTAATAGTTACTTCTCAGAAGGTAATGACGGTTCTCCCTAGAACCCGAGTTTACTTAAGTAGGAACTTAGGTTCGATTGTAGCTGATAAACAGACTAAAGTAAAGCCGAAACCTGCTTTTCTTACTAAATTAGTCCTTATTAATCCCACGAAGTTAGTTATCCACAAAGTTATCCACAATTACTTAATTAAATCTATTATTAATTGAATAACCCCAAC